TAGGAATGGCATAGTAGCGGAGAGAGAATAAAAACGAGAATGCGGGGCGAATAGAGCAAAGCGGGAGAGGTTCGGACTCTTCCCGCATACTGTGGAGGGGATTAAAACAAAATGAAGGAATAATTCACTTCACTTTCAACGGGATTGATTTTCTCCCATGTTTTCTTGCCACAAGTAAGAGTTTTCGCCTTTTCGTTGAAAACTACAGTGTGTAGAGAAATAAATCCCCCATTGGAAGCGGGGACTGTTTCGCATTTTTTAACGAATCCCCGCCGATTGCCAGCGCGGACGGGCGTATTGGGGGAAAGTATATCGTCTGAACCAATTTTTCTGTTCATAGAAGGATGAAGATTAAAGCCGCGCCAATTGTGGAGAGTGTGAGCAAAAAACCAAAAAAGCGATTTTTTGCGCGATTATATTGGAGAGATGAGGAGAGTTTATTCATTGGAAAGATTCTGCTAAGGTTTCAGGGTCAAAGCCACGGCGGGCGCATTCATTGGCGAATGCCTCCCACGCTGCGGAGGTGTTTTCTGAGATATATTTGAAATAAAGTGAACGGATTTTTGACATAAGAAGAGAGAGAAAAGCGGGATGGATAGAACATCCCGCATTGGTTTTTACTTAGTGAAGGTCAGCCCGGCGATGAAGGCGGAGAGACGCTCATAAGCATCCCTCGCGGTGATATGGCCATTCCAGATCGCGCTCCATGTTCCTCCTTCCTCGCTCATCTTTCCAACACCGTATCCGCCGTATGCTTGGGTTAGGATGAAAACACCTTGATTGACGGAACGCGTCCCATCTTCGTGTAAGGTGTAAGGTGTAGAAGGAAGGCCCAAGATTGAATTGATAGTATCAATGCGGGCTTGTAATAGTTTTTTAGTAATGCGATTCATTTTATTATATAGGGTGTAGGTTTATGTTATGGGGGAAATTATCGGGAAGCTATTTGATCCAAGGCATCGGCAATGATATTAGCAGACCACGCATCAGGGAGCATGGTTTCTACTTTATCAATGACAGATTGATTCTTTCCATGCTTGTCAATGTATCGGATGACAGCTTGCAATAGTTCGTCGTATGTTCTCATTTTTTCTTTCGTTCTAATTGTTGGATTTTTAGTTTCAGCGCATGGATTTTTTTCGCATCCGTCATGGATGCAAGTTTGATCTTCAGTGCGTATATTTGTTTATTCACAGGATTCAATGTCGGCATTCACGCAAGCTTCACAATAGCCGCCTTCATTCAATAAACGCACGGGATACTTTACTCGGCATTCCGTGCATTTGATTTCAAATCCACTGATGCGACGGTCAACGCACATGGCAGCGATTCCGATTGGTAGGATGTCATCATCGCATTTCAAGAAACGCTGACCATCAATTTTTGATTTCATTGGTATAATTGTCATATAGGGTTTTTTCTAATTGTAGCGGCATGATAGCCACCGGATTTTTCTGCATTGATTCGACACTGACATTTGCCAGTGCGAAAATTATTTTTTAGCCAAAGAGCGAATTGTGAAATTACCCGCAGACCCTGATTTCATCGGCATCAGCGAGCAGCACGAGAGAGAGAATACAACACAGAGAGAATATGTCAATAGATTTTTTTTGATTATTTTTAGAATAGGAAAACACGATGATCATTTCAATCATATATCGTCATATAGTTATATAGCTATAGAGCGATACTTGCCATCGAATATCGATATATCGCTATACAGCGATGTTTGCTAGGCAAGCCACTTCCCGAGCATTTTTTGGTAGGCATTTTCTGCACCCTGATAAAATCCCCGCACCTCAAATCCCCTTTTCCGGCCATCGCTCGGAAATGCGATTGCACCCCAATTTCACCCAATACCGATATTCAGCCTCGCCAATAAAAACACGATAGCGGCCATCCTCGCGCAATAGTTATTGCAAGCCGCTTGCATTACGTCATCCCGCTAATGAGACTGGTAGCTTCTGATAATATCAGTAGGAAATAGCGGCGACCTTTCTAGTCTCAATAAGCCCGCAATCATTGGCGATCATGTTCACCCTGTATCATTGGCAAGGCTACGCTGTGACATAGGCAACGCATTACTCGTTAGCATAGCACAGCGCACAGTATAGCCATGGCACAGGCCTAAGGAATCTCTTTTTATATAGGACGACGACCCCCGCACCCCTCTACCCCATGCACCCCAGCGCGCCAGCTCCCAATGCGGAAACCCCTCTCCCCATAAAAACTGCCTTTTTGTATGTCAATATAGTCTATTGACAAGTCTTATATGATGCTCATGTGCAATTGTATTTTTGATGCTGAAATACAAATCTGAATTCTTGAATTGTATTTATTACTACTCGCAGGAGTAGATAGTCTCTTGGAGTTTGAGTTTTGGGAGGGTAGTGGGTAGGGTGTAGCTTTTGTCTATGAAGGCTACTTTGTTTGTGGGTTGGATGGTTAGTCTTCCGTTATTGAGTTCTATGAAGATGAATTCTTTGTCTTGTTCTGGGCTATCTGACCAGCCATCGTTTAGGTGGGCGGTTGAGAATAGGTAGGTTCCCTTGAGTATATTTGGGCCGACCTTCGTTGTTACTGGCATTCCTCTTAGGATTGGGTTCTGGAGGATGGTGAAGTTGTATGAGTAGCAGTCCCAGAGTTGGGATTCTTCTATGCGCCAGTTTTCGAGTGCTTTCTCTTTGAATCTGACTGCGTTTGGTGGGATGTTTCTGTAGAGTGCGCCGCCTTCTCTTAGTATTACATTTATTCCCCATGCTCTGCTTGGGATAGAGGTTAGTCCTACCCACATAGCTTCTACTGGCCCGATTGGTTTTTCGTGGGTATATTCGCTATCTATCCAGATGTAGCGGTGGGTTGGTAGTGCGCCGATTTTTGTATTCATTAGCTATTGTAAGAAGCGCATATTACGCCTTGCTGTATTGAGGGGTTTGCTTGGCCGATTAGTTTGCATTTCACATTTGCAGGGGCGCACCAGTATGCTTTCTCTTCCCACCATTCAATTAGTTCGCTTTTACCAAGCGGGTCGATTCTTCTTGCTGTATCTTCGTCTGGAGCGCATACAACGGCTGAATCGTAGGTGTCCCATTCTACCTTATCATCTGGGTGAGATATTAAATATAAGTTCATTTTGTATTCATGTTATCGGTTACGATAATCGTTGGATGCTGCCCATCCTTGTCGGAAGGTTACGCAGATTAGTTCTTGGGAAAATAGCCAAACATTGAAGTCCTCGTATTTTTCTGTTAGGTAGGGATAGTAGTTTAAGAATGCTTGGTGACAGTCTTTCATTTTCTGGTTGTTGTTTCTATGATGAAGCAGGCTACTACTATGCTCCATGCTAAGATTATTGCTGCGATTTGGTCATTCATAGTCCGAGTATCTTTGCCCCGTTTGGGTAGGTTCCGCGATAGATTTCCGTCTGTGCTTTCCTTACTACAAATACGGATGGTTTTCCGCTATGATCCCAGTAGGAGGTTAGTGGTTCTTTCTTAAATTGGACTACTGTGACTCCCATTTTTTCTGCTATCTCTAAGGCTATTGGGTCGGATTTGTAGATTTCTTTGTAGATAACTTTTTTTATCTTATAGGCGGCTATGGTCTTTAAGCAGTCTCTACATGGGAGTAGGGTGGATACCAGTGTCTTTCCTTCGCCGGGCTGGGTATATCTCAAGGCATTCTGCTCTGCGTGGATTACATACTTTGATCTCTCTTCTCTTGATGACCAGTCTTCTTCTACACCTTGTGGGAATCCGTTATACCCTACTGAAGCTATGGAGTTGTCTTCTCTTAGGATCACCGCGCCGACTTTATGCCACGGGTCTTTTGATTTCTTAGCCACTACCTCGGCTATGCTCATTGCGTATTCGTCCCAGTTCATTATCGTTTACGATAGTTTAGAGATTTCATCTAACATATCTGATGGGTCTTGATCGCCATTTGCCATATATTCAATCCATCTCGCTGGGTTGATGGTAGCTGTATGCGCCCATCCTTCACTTGTTAATTTTTCTTCGTGCGCCTCATCTACTGTTAAGCATTTTATCTTACCTTCTTTTGCATAGATAAAAAGGAATTGTGGTATCATAGGTTGATTAGCATCTTCTTTGCCCATTCGGGTGTGTCTTCATCTAATTTCACTGTCCACTCTCCAGTAACTGCTTTGGTCATGGATAGGGCTTTAACTACTTTCTTGAAGGTAACTTTTCTTGAATCAGTAATTACTTCTTTGGTTGAAAACCTTTCTCCGCAGGCACAAAGCCTCCTTCTTACTACTGTGCCATCTTTTTTTCTGCTATTGATGACTTCAGTAGGTGATTCACATTTAGGACACGTCATTTCTTTTCTTGTCCAGTAATCGTGTATCGCTTCATGCCGCGCTTCTTGAAGAAGTCTTCACAGGCTTTAGCAATCTGCTTGGAGTTGAGTGGATACTTCCACCCTACTCTGGCATCATCCAAATCAACATTGCTTTCTGTATCTTTGCCGTTGATCTTCATTTCATTGACTTGCTGCCCTTGCACTTCCAGCGTTTCCGACTCAAGTTGTTTGGACTATTCGGGTCACTCTTCCAGTCGCCCTTGATCTTGGCTGAACGCGCACAGTATGCGTCCGCTTTTTTTGTGAGTGGTTGAATACGATCCTTGCCATCTTTAGCCTTACCAGCTTGACCATACTTAACAGTCTTAGTCCTGCCAGTCTTTGGGTTCTTTACTACCTTTGTGAATCGCTTTTCCATTACTTTTTCTTTGCTGTTTTAGCTGATTGTTTAAATGCCTTTGCGGTTGGTGCGCCTTTGCTGCCAACCTTCCTCATCTTCTCACCACTACCAGCGGCGATGCGTTTGCGTTTGGCGTGAATTGCGGCATAAAGCCCCTTTGGTTGTTTAGTCATATTTGTATTGCTTTGTTAAAAACGATGGCTATGATTGATTACATGAAAAATAAAAACTGCTCACACTGCGAAAAAGAATTTACTCCTCGTCGTAATTCCCAAAAATTTTGTTCTCATAGATGCGTTGCATTTGATGTCGCAAAACGTTTTGGAAAACAAAGAGGAGAGAAAAAAAGAAATGGAATAACAAAAATTTGCAAGATTTGCTCCACATCTTTTTATGTTCCTAAATATAGAATTCCTACAGCCCTTTATTGCTCTCGCAGATGCACATCTATTGCCAATCCTGAAAATACAAAAAAAGCAAGAGATGTCAGTCCACTTATGGCAAGGGCTGGCAAGTGCGCTCCAAGAATATACAATTACATCACCATTAATGGCGAAAGAATTAGAGAACACAGGCATATCATGCAATGTTATCTTGGAAGAAAACTTGAAACATGGGAACACGTGCATCATATAAATGGAAACGGACTTGATAATAGAATAGAAAATCTACAAGTTTTGAGTAATTCTGAACATCAAAAATTAGAATTGAGTTTAGTTACTTCTTCTTTGGAACTCCAGAAGAGCGAAGAGCAATAGCCAATGCCTGTTTACGGCTCTTAGCCATAGGTGCTTTCTTTGGGCCTTTAGGGTTCACTCCAGCGTGGAGCTTTCCAGCTTTGTATTCCCGCATTGTTTTTGCCACTTTCGCGGCTTTACCTGCTTTTGTTGTTGGTTTTTTCATAATGATTCCATTCCATCCCTAAGTAGTTTGAAGAACAGGTCGGCAGGGATTGTGACCTTCCAGTTCTTATTATTTTTTTTATGAGCCACTGCCCACGCAATGCCTTTAGCATCCCGCTCGGCCTGCTCGCAAGCCTTATCTAAATTCAAGTTCTGAACGTGCTTCACTTCAAAGTGGAGTTTACCTTTTAGTTCCTCACAGATCACATCTGGTGAGTCTTGACCTCCCGCGAATTGCTGTCCACGCTTTGCAGTGAATCCTTGGGCGCGGAGTTCATCTCTCCATTGACGCTCTGCTCTTGCTCCTTTAGCTCTTGAGTTAATCATTTCGTGCCATCCCATCCAGCGGCTTTGCGCCAGCGGTTTATTGTCTCAGAATCAACGTGCGGCAAAAATGCATCTCCAGATCGCCACATCTCCCTCAACGCCTCCCTCGCCTCGTCGCGCTCGCGTTCTAGCCGTTTTAGAACCTTCATAGCAAGGTCTCGCTGGTCTTGCATATTATCCAAATCGAAAAGATGGTCTGTTTCTGGCGTGTCACTCATACTTATTTGGTTGCTAACAATTCGCGTTTTTTTCTTCGCGCTTCACAGGCAAGTTTAGCCTGCTCCACTCTTGATGCTTTTCCAGCATCAATTAATTTTTGGTCAAGTTCATCTTGTCTCAATATTTCAATAACTCCAATCGCATTTATGAATGCTTCTTTTTCTTTTTTAGAAACGTGGTTCTCAAAGAATTTTTGTGAATCCATTTGTTATTAGGTTAGGGCAGCATTGAATCAATATCTTGTGGTTCTGTCAATACTTTTGTTTCAGAAAAGTATTGGTTCATAATCTTGAGTCCTTCGTTGTGGTAGTTCTCTGCGATACAATACCTTTCTTTGTCTTGAGCTTCCCAGATTGCGTTTGCCGCATCCAGATACTTCAACGCTTTTCCATATGCTTGGTCGATTGTCATTAGTATACCTCCTCAAGTTTTGAGATGTCACCACGCATGATGATTTCAGTCATGTAGTTCCTCTGCCCACGGCGGTTCTTCTTGATCGTCAGCCTACTCTTCTCCTTGATGTGTTCGATATACACAACTTGGTCAGAGTGCATTCCGATTGCCCGTGATTCGCGCAGTCTTCCTTCGTCGTTCAACTGAGAAGCTGTGAGCATAATCGAGTTATTCTTGAGTGCTGCGAGTTTTAATCTCCTTGCGATCTCAGAAATCTGGCTTTCCCTACCCTCTTCACCATCAGATGAGATGATTTGTAGGTAATCTACGACGATTACATCTGCCCGTTTTTCTCCAACGTATCGGTTGATTTGGGCCTCAATCTCGTCAATTTCGGCTACTCCATCCACGATTTCGATGGGTAACTGGTGTAATTTCAACAATGCGGCACTGATTTTGGCGAGTTCGTCTTTGTTTGCTGTCTTGTAATCTTCCGGTTCACGCACGGGATAGCCTGCGATGTTACAAGCCATGCGAGTTAGAATGTCCTTCGCTTTCATTTCAAGGCTGAAGAAGAGAACTGACTTGCCTTCTTCAAGATTTGCGAGTGCCGCTTGCACAAGGTAGATAGATTTTCCTCCACCTGTCTCTGATGCTACTGTCATCATCTCTCCTTTGTGCATCCCACCCTTGAGCGCACGATCTACTTTCAGTAGTCCAGTAGGAAAGAATTCCTTTACTGCTTTCCCTTCCATCTCATCGATGATTTCGATGATGAGGTCTTTGACTGGCTTTACTTTCGTCGTCCGATCTTCGGCCAAGTTCATTATCGTTTCCGATAATCCCTTCAAATCAGCTTTTCCTGTGCGGAGGTTTACTTCCTCCTTCTCCATGAGGGTAAGAACATCGCGGTATGCCTTCGTGCGGTGCAGGTGCTTCCGGTAGTCATCTGCCATGTCTTGGCAAACCTTTCCAGAAGCTACCTTCATCGTGCATAATGTGTCATGGACAGATTCTTCACCACCCGCCGCTTCTAATTGTCCAGTTGCTTCAAGCTCTGCAATGGCAGAAAACGGGCAGCAAGAGCCTGTCCGCTGGTGAACCCCTTGGAGTGCATTAAAAACGATTCTGTGAGCTGGTATGGCGAAGTAATCGCTATCCCATGTTTGTTGGGAAAGGATGTTTCGGTCTGTTGCGATGAGCGACAACACCGCCGCTTCACTCTTTCGTGCTATTGGGACTTTTTTCATTAGAATGAATTGTTGTTATGGAATTTGTCTGGGTTGATTATGTTTTTTGAGCGGATGACCCAATTGGCGAGAAAGCCCCTCGTATATTTTCGATCTGGACGTGATAGCAACCAAGTCTGTGCAGCCTTAACTTCACGTTCCACGTCTTTGTCTGGATTGAGACGCTGGAGTTCAGCGATAAATTTTTCGTCAACTGGTTTTGATTCCCGCGATTTTTTATTTCGTGGGGGGGCGGACGGCATTGGGGGGGGCGTTTCTTTGCCATCGGCAGATTTCAGTTCGGCGGTAGCTGAACCCGAAGCGTGAGCTTCATTTGGGTTAGTCGGGAAAAGATTAGTTTGAGTTGAGGAATGTGAGGCCACTGCCGAGCTTTCCCTTGATGGTTCTATTTTCGGTTCCTTATGATGGTTTATTATAGATGGTATGAACTGGTTCATAGGGTGGGTGGTATGAACTGGTTCAGAGGGTAGTGGTATGAACTGGTTCATACCATCCCCCTCAACTTTTTCACGCTTAACAAAACCATCCTTGCTACGATGCCTGCTGTGATGAACCGCAGAATACAGCACATCCTTCGTCAATTCATCATCGCCAACTTTGTTCAAATTGAGCTTGTAGGTATTCGAGGTTCGCCGCCCAACTGGGCTGAATCTCTCCTCCGCTTCTACCAATCCGATCTTTTCAAAAGCATGAAGAAACTTCCTTGTCGTCTCCTCTGATATGTTCGCTTTCTTGGCAATCGTCTTAATTGACGGGAAGCATACTCCCTCATCACTGCAAGTATCAGCTAAAGACAAAAGAACCAACCTTGCGTTACCTTGGGTCTTACTACGCTCAAAGACCTCTGACATTATTCGGACGCTCATAGTTCAATGCCCTCCTTTAAAAAATCATTGATATAACCAGCATCAACAAGTTCGTTGTATGCGTCTTTTCCAAGATATTGTCCTTTTGCTAAAGTAATTCTATCAAAGAAATAATCTACATCTTTGTGCATTGTTAATGCTTTATGTTCATATACTATATGTGCAGCTAATCCGATTGCTTGCAGTGAAAGGTTAGCGTCAGTTAATAATTCCAGTGGAAGCAAAGTAAAATCTTGCGACCTGTGAATGTATGTTTTGCTCATTTAAAAAAAGGCGGTCACTTGTAGTGGCAGTATAAACTGGCGAACTGACAGATAGGAGTGGTGGAACCACTACAAGCAACCATATATTTATTGTTCAATTTATTTTTATACTTTTACCATTCACTTCGGCTCCTACCCCGAAGGCACGATTTCTCGCACAAGACAAAACTACTATAGGTTGTGTTCGATGTCAAGCATCATTTTCGTGATGTCACGAAATTGATCGTATTGTTGACATCAACAAAACGATTATCGGTTACGATAATCAGTCCAGCGTAACCCTACCAATTTCACCATTCGACCAGTCATACATTCTGTTATTGAGTAGTTCCCAAATTTGGTTAGCGTCTTCAGTGGATTCGCATTGATAGGTTGCGCGTTTCTCTCCAACCCCTGTATCGGTCACAACAATATCAAGTCGGATTATTATACTACTATCAGTTCCGGTGGCTACAATGATAGCGGTGTGGTCTGGTTTGATTGCCATCACAAGAATACCATCCTCGTTTTCGTAGGTAGCCATAAACGGGGTGTCCAATGCACCAGATAAAGATATGTTTGCTATCAAGACGGAATGCCTAATTGCTGTAATCAATTTTTGTGCTTTATCGTTCATTTCGTTGGTGTTATCCATAAGTAACCAAAGTATCAAAAAAGTATTGACTTGTCAATAGTCTTGGTTTATTTTTTATGGAAATGAAACATCCATTAGAAACTGCTTATGAATCCTGCATGAGTGCCTACGAGCAATCACGCACGATCCGTTCTCTTGGACGAAAGACTTTCGCCAGCCAGCTTCGTGAAACAAGGAGATTGCTGAAATTGACTGTCCGTGAACTTGGAGACAAGATCGGCGTGACAGGATCACTGGTCAACCAGATTGAAGTAAACTCCAAGAGTATCCTAAAGAAAGAACAAGTCGAAAAAGTAATCGCCCTATGCTACAAAGAAAAACGCCCCTACAGGCAAAAACAGGATTCAAAAAGCGAGGCGGAAAGCTCAGAGCAGTCTCCAGCTCCCGAAGAGTAAAGAATGCTGAATACGAAAAAGTCAAAGCAGAATACTTTGAAGAAAAAAACTACCAGTGTGAGATATGTAATGGGCAAGGCACAGACCTTCACCATAAGAAAGGAAGGGGCAAGTTCTTATGTGACAAGTCCTCATTCATGGTGGCTTGTCGCAAGTGTCACTCAAGGCTGCACCACGAAGTAGGATGGGCAAGAGAGAATGGATATATAATTTATGACTACAAATAACACGTTTGAATCCCGCATTATCTGCGAGGGAACTGAAGTAACCAATACACCGGAGAAGATTCTATTTCGTCAGAAGTTCAATCAATGTTGGGTGAAGAAAAGCGACATCCGACTGCATGAAACCATTGGACATCTTGACGGAGAGAAGATGATCCGTATCGTAGTTCCAGAAGAGGTAGCGAATACTTTGGAACTTGAAGGAATGTTGGATTGATTTATATGGTCGGCGGGTGAGATAAAAACTATATTTGGGTTTTCCCTCGGAGTAGTTTCAATAATACCGAGTTAACCCAGCCTCCATTTTACTGGGAAGCATGGAGTCATGCAGCTAAGTTGCGAGCTTTGAAGCAACCTTGCTTGAGTGGCAAAAAGAGCCAAGCGGCAATACATGGGGCCGTCACTAAAACCATGACCAAGAGTAACGCCTTGGCCCAGTATTACCAATCTCCATTATCGTCTGATCCGTAGTCATCGTCTGAAGTGGTATCAATTGATACTTCATCCCGCGCCCAGAATCGGTTAGTTGGAACTGGTTTATCGTTTCCGATAAAAACGAGTCCATTACGTCGCGCCATTTCGAGGCAGTAAAGATAACTATCTGCCAAGTCGGGCGAGAACCCAGTTCTACCCTTGAAGTCATCTTTGGTTTCCACGGAAATCTTTTTGGACTTAATGGTGTATCGGCGCAGGCAAAGTTCCCTCGACAAATCAGATGATGGCGCAACGCCGAATAGAACTCGGCTCTTGAAGCCATGATAGGCTGAATACCAATATTCACTGACCAACCTATCATAAACATCTTTACACGGGCGTTTATCAACCTCTGCCGCGATTCGGTCGGTAGGTTTACCCATAGATGAGATAAGAGCGATTGCCGCGCCACCAGCGTCAAATCGTAGCCACTCACGAATGATAGCCTGCCCGACTCGACCACCATCACCAGACACGTCCATACCAAACTTGGATGGTTGAACTCCAGCAGTCCTACAGAACCCAACAACTTCAGTAGCCAGTTGGATTTCAAACTCAGCAGCGGCGTTAGCGGATAGCTGGATAATCTTCTGATCCTCCAACCACATGACACGATTGCGAGTCCCGCGCACATATCCCAACTTAGCGATAGTAAGAACGCATCTGTCACCACCAACTGTGAATGCGGTATCAAACCCGGCCACCTTGGTAAATCCTTCTGAATCCCAAAGTGGTTCTTCGTTGGTGTCAGCGTTACGGATCAAGTCAGCGGTGAGAATAGTCTGAGCAAATCCAGACTTCGGCCACCAACCAATCGCGTTACGCACATAGTCGATAGCATTCTCGTCTCCGTAACACTGCTTGAGCATGATTTCCTGTTTCTTGCGATCCATCAAGAAAGGGAATGGAGAAGGTTCATTGGCAGGCGCGGCGAAGTTTGGGCTACGCATACCATTGTAGAACAAGCAAACGCCAGTCTCAGTCTCCCACTTATCCATATCTGGATTCACTGCATCAAAGTTAGAAGCACCTTTAGGCATCGCCCAACGAGTGTGAGGATTGTCGCCAGCAGATGGGTTTCCAATGCCGATAAAGGTCACATCATTGTTAGCGGATAAGTTGACCTTGGCAGTAATCGCGCCCAACTCCATTTCTGGCAACTCATCAAGTGCTAATCTAATACGATCATTCTTACGACCACGGGTAGTATCAATAGCCTTCTGACCTTCATTACCGGATTGGAATGCGAGAGCTTTTATCGCATTACGATAATCTTTATCCTCATCGTTAGACGCGCCACCCCAAACAATCATGTGGCGGTAGTCGATGAGCTTGCCAAACTGAACGCGAGCAGACTTCCATAACTTGGAAATGATACCCCAAATACGATCTTCGGACGCGCCCAATGTAGTAGTAGCCACCCAAGATGAAGTGCAATGTGGAGCAGCGCACCAATCAAGGTAAATCCAAAGACCGACTGGGAATGATTTGCCTGCTGATGCGCATCCAGCTAAACAAATATCAACATTGGAACACAACTCATCCAGCGTCCTAAGTAATTGGGTATTTGTATATCCTCGGTTGTAAATAGAAACTTCAGTAGGCCATTGAAGCTTAACAGCATTAAGAAAATGTTCAGATGGAGATAGTAATTTAAAATCTGACAGATTTATATTTTGTTTGTTGCAATAGTCTTTTCCATACTCGCCTCGGCTTATAGCGTAGCAGTATAACTCAATACCAAGATCATCCATGTTTTCTGGGAATTGAATTCCGTAACGACGAATACCCTTGCTTGAAGAAAAAACTCTTGACATATCAATAAGAAAATATATTTTGATTTCAAAAGCAAGATGAAACTAAAAAACAAAAACCTCGCACCAATCGGCGGCTGGTTCTTTAAATATGAGATCAAGCGCGATAAACTCACGTTTCCTGCAATTGTTTACGGAAGCACATGGACTTCTTTGATAAAGAATATCGAAAAAGACTATCGCTCAAATAACGTAGAACTTCCAAGTAATATTGAAGAGATTGTTGAAGATCAAATCTGCCAGCGTCAACCAAGTGATCGTTGCTGGTATAGCGATGGTCTTGGAGATAAAATTGCTCAAGCCATCCATACAGTTGCAGCGGTAACTGACAAAGTTTTGAAAACTAAACTTGAACAAAAAGCTAAAATATGTCCTTCATGCAATAAGCGTAGGGCCGTATTGAACAAATTATCGTAAACGATAAAACATATGCTTTCCGTAGGCAACGATAACTTTTCACTTGCTGTTTTAGATCAAGACGGCAAACCACCCGAAACGCGAATCTCCAACGCTTCACACGCTTGGAATATCGCAAATCACTTGCGACTTGCTAACATCGGGCGTGAGAATAAACGTATCCGTATTTTTAAAGCATATAAATCCTTTCCTCCCACCGGATACAGCAAGCTTGCCGAAAAACGTTTGCCTTGGCAATCGGATGTAAACTACGGGCAACTTGCATTCATTGTTGATAACCAGAAGTCCAGTTACTACGATGTCATTACGGAACGGCAAGCTTGCTGCACCATCAAAACTAAATACGGAAACGAAAAAGAACGGCTCGTTAACTCCGAAAACATTTCCATCGCATTCGACCAAGCAATCCGCGAATGGCCCGGATACCTCTACAATACAGAGCAAGACCTTGAGGAGATGCTTTTGTATGGAAAAGGAATCGGAATGTGGGATTCCCCTCTGGGATGGATGCCAGAACACGTCTTCTTATCCGACCTTCTCTTTCCAGACGACATTAGGATCGACTTTTGCAACCTTGAAGAGTTTGTGCGCCGTGTCCGTCTGACACCATACGAACTCTACAAGAAGATCGAGAATCGTGCGGCGGCAGAAGCAATGGGATGGAATGTGGACGCAGCAATTGACGCTATTCGCTTCCATCGTGCATTCAGCAACAATCGCAAGACCCGCGAAGACTTTTTCCGCACGATCAGCGAAGCAGGATTTAACTGGTCACTTTCCGTAAACCAGAAGATCGACCTCTACGAAGTTTACTGGAGGGAGTTTGACGGCAAGATCAGTAAGGCGATTATCCTTCAAGACTACCAACCCATCTCGGACTACATCAACTCCAATATCAAGGGAGCAGGCAAGATCAGTGAAGATGATGTCAGAAGCCAACATGGGTTTATGATGCTGAAAATTGGACTATTCAACTCATGGGATGAGATTCTGTATATGCTGACCGACTCGGTTGGCAGCGGACTCTTCCAAGACATCAAGAGCCAAGCGGAATCGGCATTCGTCGCCTGTCGCCAGTATGACTTCACGATGAACTCGCTGGTTGATGCAGTGCGCCTCAACTCCATGTTGATGATCGAAGGTCAAGGCCCAGACGCAACTAAGATGTTGAAGCAGATGGAATGGTTGCCAATCAGCGTCATGCCAGATGGAGCAAAGTTCATCCAGAACCGCTTCCAGCTTCCAGTAGCAGAAAGCATGAGCTTCATGCAGTTCTTCATGGGAGATATGTATCGCGGCATGGGTCAGTATCGCATCAATGCACCAACCGCTGGAGGAAAACAAAGGACAAAGGGCGAAGCAGAACTGGATGCTGCGGAGTCTGCCAAACTATCCGGAACTCAGATTCGCCGATTCAACGAGTGCCAAACCCTATACTTCAAACAACTCTATAAACGCTTCGTAAACGCTAAATCCAGCGATGATGGATACGAGTATGTTAAGAAGTTCTATGAGATTCTTGAAGAACTCGGAACTCCAAAAGAAGCAGCGCAATGGAAGAACATCACAAGCATTCGTTCTAACCTTATCAATGGTGCTGGTAGCCCATCGTTTAAGCTCATCACGGCAGAGAAGTTGCTTAACATCACAGCAATCACTCCAGCCAACGAAGGGCAGGAGAACGCAGTTAAAGATGCAATCGCCGCACTCTCTGGACGAGACAACGTAGCTCGCTACCGAAATACTAAGGTCAGCAAGATTGATGATACAACTCGTATCATTGGATTTGAGAATGCTGGTATGACTGATGCGTTCGTGAACCCAGCCAACTTCCCTGTGCTTCCGACCGATCCACACATCGAACACGCGCAGGGTCACTTCCAAGATTTGGTCATGCAGTTGCAGATGAATATGCAGTCTGTGCAAGCGGGACAACCAGAGTTCGCTGAAATCTCGAAAGCGGTTCGTGCAATCAAATTCAAGGGTGGTCACATCATGGCACACGTTGAGTATATCAGCAAAGACCAATCCAAGCAGGATTTCTTGAAACAATTCATGCAAGGCATGAACGAGGCTCAGAAGATGGCCGACGAACTTCAGCAAGTTTACGTTCAGATGGCAGAGGCAGAAGCTCAGAAATCTGGTCAGCCAAACTCCGAGGAAGACATCAAACTTCAATACCTCGCCGCTAAATCTGGCATCGAAATCGACACCAAGAAGAAACTCGCCGACATCTCAATTGGTAAAGCTTCTATCAGTCACGCTCAACGCACCGAGCAGCGCAAAGAACAAGGCATCACTCAACTTGCGCTTCAGAAGGCCAAGGCTCGCGCTGAGATTCAGAAGGAGAAAGCAAAGCAAGCAGCAATGCAAAGCAAGCAGGCTCCAGAGATGGAAGAGCCAGAAATGGAAAAAGAAGAGCCAGAGGAAATGGAGACTGAAACCGAAGAGGTTGAGACTCCAGAAGGAACCGAAGAAGTTGAGATGGAAGTAGAGGAGCCGCCACCAGCAACGCTATGAAAATATACGATATATTAACAAATGTTGTTTCTGGAGAAAATAAAACTCCATCATTTGATGAAACGCAATATACTCCAGATGTTAGAAAAGATAGACAAAAAGTTCTTTTAAAAGGTTTTAATCCAGAAAGTTCTGACTATGATTATCTAAATGCAGAAAAGGCTGGAATATTGCCAGAAATGACAGGGAGGAATAAAGGCCACATGGGTTCTGTTGCTCCTGTAACATCTGAAATATACGAGCAATATAAAAAACATGGGTTGCCTTCTGGTGAGGCTTATATTGTTTTAAAAGGAGCAAGTCATCCAACTCACAATTATTTGGTAGAGGGAGAAGCTGAACGAGGATTTGAAATCAAAAAATATGGAGACAGATATTTTTCTGTTCCAAAACAAACAAAATCAATTTTTGGTTATCCAATTGTAGAACCAGATGAAGGGCTTTTGAAATGGTTCAAAGAAAACCCAGAAACAACTGGAATGCAATGGGGAGTTGGAAAGAACGAATCTCCAACAGATACTCCACGTTCAATCGTTCTAAATCCATTTAGCAAATTAAATGAAGATCAAAAAATGGCGGTAGCAAAGAATGAAGCTATCAGACATTTCATTGATGAGAAAAACATCATACCAAAATTCAATCTAACTCCAGAACAAGAGAAGGCATTTGCTGGAACTCAATATGGAAAGGTTGCAGATAAAACCCCGCTCAAGCAAAGCATACTGGCTCGTATCCTTACTGGAGACGAATCTGTTGGAACAATAACTCCAATGCAAAAGCGTTGGGCCGACTGGCTAAAAACACAACTACCAAAAGAATGACTACTGAAAAAGTAAAATCCCTATGCGCGGCAATAACCTCACACGAAGACTGGAACAAACTACAGGCGTATTTACTACTTAATGTAAACCCACCAGAAGGAGTAACCACACTTATCCATGCAATCAAAGCTATTGATGCTATTGGAACGGAAGAGCAAGGAGCATTCAAAAAAACAAAAGCTACTGCAAAGCATAAAGAACTTGCGGATAGCACGGTTGATCCAGACCTCGACGAAATCTAATTTATGGCAGACACAAACGACACAGCAGACGTAATCGCGGAATTGAAATCCAAACCTCAAGTCCCGATTAAAGGTAACACATCTGACTTCCTCAAGAAGTTCAGCAAACAACAAGCCGACGAAGGCAAGCCCAGTGCTACCAATGTTGGTGATCCTAATCTCGGAATACCTAAATACAATGAAGAAGAACCACCAGAAGAACATACCGGAGTTACCGAGGCTGAAATCACGTCTGACCGAACAGGAAAGAAAAAAGGTTTCGTTGAGCGACAGATTGAAGAGAACCGAAAGCTCAAAGAAGAACTTGAGAAATATAAGAAAGATGAAATCCCAAAGTTTGAAACAAAAATCCAAGAACTTGAACGATTGGTATCCGAATCAAAATCGACGGCAGAAACCAACCACTACCAAGAACAACTCAACAAAGCCAATCAAGAAAAGCTGGAAGTTGAGCAACAACTATCAGAGCAAATCAAAGAATTGCGGAGTAAGCTTGATTTCCACGACATCACAAGCAATCCCGACTTCAAAAAGAATTACCTCGATCCTATCAAGAATACCTACGATACTGCGAGACAGTTGCTATCGAATGATCCAACGCTTCTTTCAACTTTCTCCCGTGCTGTCAATGCAAACGCCTCCATTTTTAATGCGGCATCCGAAGAAGATCGTAGAGCAGCAGAAGCTGACCGCGACCAAGCGTTCGAGGAAATCACGAATTCACTCTCGCAATTCAAGCAGTATCAATTCGCAGAGCAAGTCAACAGCTTCATCAAAGCAACTCAAAGCCACCATTCAGCCCTCGTTAACTTTGAGGAAACCAAGCAGAATATCATCCAAACCGCAAAACAACGCGAGCAAGAAGGCAGGAACAAATATCTAAATCAGTGGCGCGAAAGCTACAAGAACACACAGCAGGAGATCGACAATGCTACGGCAATTCCAGATACCCTTGCTGACTACATGAAGGAGAAGGGAATCAAGTATGACTTGTCACGTGACGAGGCTATCGCACTTGCTGCGACTCAGCAGAGCAACGAGCAAGCATCGGTGGAAGACATGAACCGCTTGATCCACCAAGGCCGTGCATACCAAAAGATGCAGGCTCAACTGAAGGCATTGCATGAAATGGTGAAAGAGAAAGATGAGTATATCGCACAACTAAAAGGTTCGTCGCGCATCACATCTTCGCCAAGTGCATCGGATTCCCAGAAACCAAGAATGAGTATTACGGAAGGACTGGCTGCTAAACTTGCGAAATTCTCGCCGCAAGCACGAACAGCATAAGCCTTACATTCTAAAATCTGGCATAGGTGGGGGAGGTAGTTTGTCGCTGTGCTACCTCCCCCAATTTTTTTTGTAAAAAAACTCTTGACATAGTAAATGAGTAATTGCAATGTCCAGCGCAACGGGATAGACGAAATTATCGGAAACGATAAAATTAGTGCGTGGGCGAACCCGGCCTTGGAGTTATAGGTCTCCAATTAAAAACTATTCCGGACTGGTCTTTCAAAAGACACCGAGGGTTGAACTCCGGCTCGAAAACAACAAGCATTCGCTTGGGGCTTTCGAGCCTTTTGCGTTTGCGAACCAAACTAAAACTAAACCAAAATCAAACTCAAACAAACTAAATATTATGGCATCAGATCAGCTATATTTCAATTCGTGTGCTGAGATTGACAGTTTCTTCCGCGAGGGCCGCGAATATTTCAACGACCTCTATGTGAAGAAGCTCGTCACCAACTCTGCATATTTCACCCGTTTCGAGGAGCAAGCATGGCCCTTGAACCACACAACCGAACAGAAAGCATTCCGCTTTGGCCGTGGATTCCACGATCCTTGCGCTCCTTTCCGCACGATCACCGACACCTACTGCGAGACTGATTCTTGCGATAGCAAACCCGAAGTCATTCAGCGTCCCGGCACTGAGAGCTATACTTTCGAGCTTCTCCGTAAAGAGATGACCACTGACTGGATTTGCGTTGAGAGCCTTCTCTATCGCCTCTTCCCTGCCGAAGAGATTCTCCAGTTCGAGGAGTCGAATGCCCGTATCACCAAGAACGTCCACGAAGAGTTCCTTCGTTCCAACTACATCGGTGGTTCTGGACACAAATGGATGGGCATCACCACGGATGACGGCACTTACTGCGGTTTGGTCGATGACCAAGCATGGTTCGTTCCAGAACATACGCTCAACAACGAAGCTGGCTACGACCTCTGCGCTCTTCGCGTTAAGATGGCTCCCGCCGACCTCAACAAGATCGCTTATCTCTCGCTTGATATGCTCGACGACGCACTCGTTGACCTCCAAGACGAAGATGACGCTTTCCGCCTTGATCTCCAAGATGCGACTGGTCAGCCTCTGCTCGACATCGTTATCCCCGATCCTCAAGTTGGCCGTGCGCTTTACTTCCAAGCCAAGCGCAACAATGGCTACTGGGATGCTAACACGGACTTCGACGAACGCCTTACCCGTCTGAAGCTCGGCATCAATCGTATCATCGGCGACTACGCTTTTGGTTACGACATCAACGCCGCTCGCTTCAACGCTGACACTGCCTTCAACGCATCGCTCGCTCCGTTCAACGAAGCTGATCCTGCTACATGGGCGCGTCTCGTCCGCGTTCCTCGCTACATCAAAGTGGTGATGGAAAACGGCTGCTCGTATGTTCCTAACAAAGCCTACCGCAATGCCGACTTCGGTATCTCGGTTGCTATGGTTAACAAAGCAATGTGCAAATGGACAATGCCATCCTCGACTGGATACGGCCAAGCCCAACAGATGACCCAGAACTACGCTGGTGATTGGGAATGGAAGAACCCAGATTGGGAGTGCAACCGCTGGCGCAAATCGGGCTTCTATCAAGCCCAGTTCCGTCTCGCTGCACAGGTCAAAGACCCAACAATCATGCACTCGTTCCTGCATCGCCTGCCTAAGAGCAAGAACCTCTATGGTTCCTGCTGCCCAGTTCAGAGCTACATCGTTCCTGAGAACAATCAGGACTGCTATAGCTGCGCTGGTGTGGGTGACATCGTTGTGCCTTCCTAAGTTAAATAGGGGAGGGGCTTATTCAAGCCTCTCCCCACAACCTTAAATAAAATACAAAATATGTCTAATTCTCGACCACTCGCTTATGATCGCGTCAACCTTTTTGGCCCTGTCGCGGTTAACCTTCTCGCTGCTGGAGACGCTGACCTCTTGGTTCTTAACGACCAAGACACTAAGTTCTTTCCAACAAGCATCGTTCTGGAAACTGCCTACGCTCGCGGAACCACTGCCACCGATCCAGTTGTGATCGTTGACAACGGAACCACTGGCGAAAACATCACTTCCTCGCTGACCATCACGGACGCTCTTGATAACCAAGGCCGCTACAATCCTCTTGCGATTGCCGCGAATCCTTTTGTTATCACTGGTTCCCGCAAACTCCGCTTGCTGAAAAGCACAGTTGGAGCTGGTCAAGCTACCGCAACTCGTTCCCGCACTTCGGGCGTTGCTACAATCGTTACTGCCGCTGCTCATGGCTTTGCCACGGGCGATGTCATCACGATTGCCAGCATGACCGACACCTCGTTCAACGATGTGCAGGCTGAAGTTACTGTTGTTAACTCGACCACCTTCACCTATGCAAATGCTGGTGCTGATGTCGCTTCGGGCGCGGATACCGCTGGACGTGTTGGCGCACTCTACGTGAATGCCTACGTTGTCGGTATCTACTACTAAAACTCAACCTTGGGTGGGGAAGTAAATACTTCCTCACCCTCACCCCTTTTCTAAATTATGGCTTGCTTTACTGATCTCGACTACCGCAATAAATCTTACCCTTTTCTTCAAACAATTGCAGCCGCCGCTGAAGTTGATCCAATTTCTTATGGTTGCTATGACTCGGCTTCCGATTCAGCTAAACTCTATCAATTCTATTTCGGACTTGCAACCATCGGTGGTCTATCCCCAGTTACTCAAAACTGCTTTGTGCAAAAAACTGAAGACCAGCAATACTTCCTCACCAATGAGGCTCTTGCTGCGGCTCTTGTGTAATTATCGTTAACGATAAAATG